GCCGGTTTGGCAGCAGGTGCGACCGCAGCTGGCATGGTGTTGGCGCAACCGATGAAAAAGCAAATGGATTACGACCGCTCTCTTGCAATGACGGCTAACACCGCATTCGCAGAGCGTGACGTGGCGGGACGTATTGCCGGTAAAGCGGAGCTAAATAGCGCGGTAAAAAGTGCGGTAGAAATTGGCGGTGGAACGAAGGAAGACGCTTTGGGCGCATTAGACACTATGTTGGCCTCCGGTGCGGTGAAAGCTGACACCGCGATGAAATTGTTGCCAACATTACAAAAAGGCGCAACCGCAACAGGTGCAAGTACCGATGACTTGGCGAAAATCGCCATTTCGGCGATGCAGCAATTTGGTATTGGCGAAGACCAAATAGGTGACGTGTTAGACAAAGCCGTGGCGGCAGGACAGGCGGGCAACTTTGAATTGGCGGATATGGCGCGCTGGTTGCCACAACAAATGGCTGCCGGGAAATCTGCTGGCTTAAAAGGCATGGCGGGGTTTGAGGCGTTATTGGTCGCGAACCAACAGGCTCGCGTGACTGCCGGTACATCGGACGAGGCGGGGAATAACTTAGTCAATCTGCTTGCAAAATTGACATCGAAAGAAACTAACGACCGCTTTGAAAAACTGAAAATCAAAGGCAAAGACGGCAAAGAACACGGTGTGGATTTTATCGGCTCCATGGAGGCGCAGAAGAAAAAGGGCAAGAACTCTATCGAAGCCTTTATGAGCATTATGGATCAGGTGATTGGGCAGGATGGCAAATACCGCGAATTGCAGAAAAAACTCAAAGGTGCAAAGAAAGAAGACCAAGCAAAACTGTTAGAAGAAATGACGAACTTGGTAGAGGGCACAGCAATCGGGCAAATCATTTCTGACCGGCAAGCCTTGATGGCGTTATTGGGTATCCGTAACAACGTGAGCTTGGGCAAAGAGGTGAAAGAAAGCCTGGATAAAAGCGAAGGTGCGGTGGATACCTCTCATGCCGTGATTAAAGATACCAACAGCTACAAAGTGGAAGACGCAAAAAATAACGTAGATTTTGCGCAGATGGAAGGGATGAAGGGCTTTAATGACGCCTTGGGCGATGTCAGCGTGAAAATCGCTGAATATGCCAAAGCTTATCCTGATTTAACCGGAAAGGTTGTGACTGCAGGTACTGTTGTCGCGGCGTTAAGTGCCGCCGCTATTACTGCGGCGGGGTCTTTGCGATTATTGGGCGGGAAAGGCGGTTTAGGGCTTGGTGTGGGTGATGTCTTGAGTAAAGGTGCAGGCGTAACCGGTGCGGCAGGTGGCGTTGCAACTGCAGCGAATACAGCAAAAATGGGGCGTCTTGCTAAGTTTGGGCGTGGCGGTTTGCCATTGTTAGTTTTTGGCGCAATGCTCGAGGGGTCAGAAAATTACGCCCCCTACATGGCACAGCAAGAAGAACAACGGGAAGCCTTTGACGCACAACACAAAGACGAAAAACAGAAATTTTATGCAGCAGCCTATCCAAGCAAATCAGTTTTTCAATATGCCCCGTCCGCTCCGGCACCTGAAAAGTCAGTTTGGTCTTTAGCAAGTGGCGGTTATGCACTTGGTGATGCCGCAAAGCGTAAAGAGATTGCCGATGAGCGCTTAAAGCGTGGCACATTAACGCAAGATGAGTATAACCGCCGTGTGCAAGTGCCTGACTATAAAGCCGAATTTCAGCAGTTGGGCACGACTATTAGCGAGGGCATGAAACAAGCGGTGGAAAGTCAGAATTTCACCATTCAAAATCAAATTCGTGTTGACTTAGATGGGCGGACGATTGCAGAAAGCACGTCCGAAAACCAATATCGCGAACTTAAACGGGGGTAACTATGAAAGGTTGGACAATGCCGATTCAGCAAGCGTCTTACCGCGGCGTGCGGTTTGATGTGTTGAGTGTGGATGATAATTTAGAACGCGCCACCATTACGCACGCCTACCCGTTCGTCAACGGCGGCGATATTGAGGATTTAGGTTTAAATCCGCTCACCATCCAACTGCAAGCCGTGTTTTATGGTGAGGGGTATTACACCGATTTTAAGCGATTTTTATCGGCCTTAGAAAAACAAGGTGCGGCGGTATTAGTGCATCCGATTCGAGGACGCTTGCAAAATATGCTTTGCACGTCTGCTTATTTTCACCACGAAGCGGATTTTGTGGACTATGTCACGGTCAGTTTAAGTTTCCAAGAAGCGACACCGGCAAAACCGATCTTCCTGTTTAATTTTTCTGTTCTTGGTTTGATTGATGAGTTATTAACCAAACTCGAAGACTTGGTAGATGACATATTAGAGCTGTATGGATTTTTTATGGAGGGGATTTCTTTCGCCTCTAATGTCAAATCACGTTTATTAGGCTCGTTTGGCGCGCTCTACGGCTGTTTTGAGCAAGTGCGCGATATGTTTGACATGGACAAAAAAAAGCATGCTATCTCAGTAAATACACCGACCTCTAAAGAGGTATTTAAACAACAAGGTGGTAAAGCCGTGCGTGAGATGGCGAGCATGATTCGAGATGGCTTAACGGCCATTGCTAACCGTGATGACTTAACCGTGCGGGCGAAATTTGACGAGGTTACCCGCACCGTGAAAAGTCTGCTTGAGATCGCACCAAATTTAAGCAATGGTAAAAACAGCAAGTCTAACAAATTGAAATCATTAACCTCATCTTTGACCGCGCAGGACACAAAAGAAATCTTCTGCGCAGTGCAGTTGTTGGCGACGGCGACTGTGTTGAAAATCGCTACGCAGTTTATTGAGGATGATACGCTGATTCCGTCCGAAATTGATTACATCGTGACGGAATCGCGCTTGCAAGCATTGGCGACGCTGAATACCTTGCGTGCGTTAGTGCAAGCCGAACAAAACGCGATGATATTACATTACGTCAAAGATGATTTTGGTTTGATGTCATTAAGTGCAAAAAAACAAGCGGGAGCAAGACAACTGCAAACACCGAACACGGGGCTTTATACGCAAGCTTACAACACAGCAGAAAAACTGCGTCAACAAAGCCATAAATTAACGCAGTTAGCCTTGGCAGCGATTAGTCGTAAACCGCCTTTGATTATTCGCACAGTGGAATTTGATAGCACGATTCAGCAAGTCGCGCATGCGTTTTATGGTGACTACACCCGCGCAAGCGAGTTGTTGCGCCTGAATCCGCAAATCCGTTACCCAAACTTTATTTCACGCGGCGAGGTGCTCAATGGCTACGCAAAATAACGGCTACCCGTTTAATAATGAGATTGTCGTTGAGATTGACGGCAAACAGCATAAAAATTGGAAAAGCTACGATATTGACAGCGATTTCTTGATTCCTGCTGACGCGTTCAATTTCAGCCTTGGTGTGCCGTCAGACAATACCGTGCTGGCGGATTATTCCGGCAAAACGGCGAAAGTACTGATTAACGGCGAATTGGTACTGACGGGCATTGTTGATACCACCCAGCATTCTATCTCAAAAACTGACCGCACTTTTAGTTTAAATGGGCGCGACAAAGCGTCTATTTTAGTGGATTGCTCCGCGCCGATTACCAATGTTAAAGGTTTGACGGTGTTAGATGCGATTAAAAAAATCGTGGAGCCGTTGGGCATTAAAAAAGTGGAGCTTCGGGCGGAATCTAACCCAACATTAGACAAGGTGGACATCGACATTGGTGAAACCGCTTGGAATGCACTAATTCATTGCGCCAATTCGGCTGGGTTGCACGCATGGTTTGACCCTGCCGGCACGCTGATTGTCGGCGGTGCGGATTACAGCACACCGCCGGTGGCGACGTTATGTTGCATGAAAGACGGCAAGCGCAACAATTTCACACAGGCAAGCTTGACCACTGATGTGTCGCAAAGTTTTTCGGAGATTACGTTTTTGGCGCAACGGCACGGGCGCAGCGGTGACGATAACAAGAACGATCTGAAATGGGTGTTTAAAGATGATGCTATTGAGACCTACAAGCCGAAAACGGTGATCGTACCAGATGTGGAAAATTTGGAAGCCCTGAAAAAATGGGCAAAAAAGTACATTACGGACAGCATTTTAAACAGCTTTACTTTGACGATTACCGTGCCTGACCACAAAACCCAAGATGGCGTGCTGTGGTCGCCCGGACAGCGGGTGCATGTCATCTGTGAGGAATACGACATTGACGCGATTTTCTTTTTAATGGGGCGCCGTTTTGCTTTGAGCAGACAAGGCGGCACAACCACAGAACTGCGCTTAAAACAAGATGGCGTATGGACGCCAGACGCTTATGTCAATAAATCCAAAGCGGCACGCAAACGGAAGGGTAAAAAAGGCGATTTGATTAAATTGGATGGGGACTAATATGCGACGATTAGGACAAGCAATAAGACAACACACGGAAACCGCCTTGGGTGCAGTGCGCCAAGCCTTTCGCGGGACGCTGAATTTGGTCAAAAGTGCGGACAATATTCAAAAAGTGCAGGTGTCCGGATTAGCGGACGAAACCTTACAAGACGTGGAGTTGATGCAACAATTCGGCTTAACGTCTGTGCCACCTGCCGGCACGCAGGTGGTGGTATTGCCGATGGGTGGAGCCACTACGCACTCCATTGTTATCGCCACCGAAAATGGATCTTTTCGTGTTAAAAACCTAAAATCGGGCGAAACTGCCGTTTATGATGAAAGCGGAAGCACGATTATCTTAAAACAAGGTCGATTAATCGAAATTGATTGTGATATATTAAAAATCACCGCCACCAAGAAAGTCGAAATTAGTAGCCCGGTAGTTGAAACCGACCGTGTATTTACCGCGCAAGGGCAAATCAATGGCAATGGCGGTATGGCAATTCAGGGTGGCTCCGGTGCGTCTTTTACAGGCGATGTGACGCAAACCGGTGGCAGTTTCACAACTGACGGCGATGTGACAGCATCCGGCAAATCCCTTGTTAGCCATACCCACCAAGGCGACAGTGGCGGCATGACAGGACAGCCACAATAACTTAATTAAGGGGGCGCTGAAATAGGCTGCCTCCTTTTTTTTATCCCTTTCTTTTACTCTGTCAGCATGGACAGAGAAATCAGCCCGCTTACCGGGGACTACACAAATCAACACATCAGTACACTGCAAAATGCCGTGTATATCAGACTGACTACGCCATTAGGCTCGTGGTGGGCAAATGGGCGTGTAGGTTCTCTGCTCCATACTATTCAACGTGAGAAAGATTTAAGCCGCGTGGGCATGTTAGCGCAACAATACGCCGAAGAGGCGTTGCAACCGTTAATTGATGACGGTCGCGCAAGTGAAATCATTGTAACGCACGAACAACCGCATAACGGCAAAGTGATCCTTTCTATTTCTGTGACCGACAGCCGGGGCGAACAATACACGTTTAAACACCCCGTAAACGTCATTTAAAAGGTGTTTAAATCGTGTTTATTGTGCCAACTCTCGAAGAAATCCGCGCCAGTATCTTGCGCGATTATCAAACGTATTATCCGAATGCCGACACGTCTGAAGACAGTGACGCTTACGCGCGCGCCAGTAGCCTTGCCGCCTGTGCGGAGGGCATTTATGCACATCAAAAATGGCTGATTAAACAGTTTTTCCCGGATACCGCCGACACCGCATTTTTAGAAAAACACGCGGGATTACGTGGTTTACGCCGTCGGAATGCCACTTATGCAGCAGGCAAAGGCGCTACTGTTAGCGGTAACCCTGACGCGGTGATTGCCGTAGGGTTACAAATTAAAACCGAAGACGGGCGTTTTTACGAAACAACCGAAAGTGCGGTGATTTCCGCCGGTGGTTCTGCGGTTGTTGCGGTGCGCTCTCTTGCTACTGGCGCGGCGCAAAACATTAAAACCGCTACAAAAGGATCGTTTATGGCTGCGCCTGTGGGCGTGAGCACGGATGTTGTACTAAATGACGTGGTAGGTGCGACGAATGCAGAAAGCGATAGCTCATTGTTGGAGCGGTTACTTAATAAAATCCGCCGACCTGCGGCGGGTGGCAACCGATATGATTACAAAGACTGGGCATTAGAGGTGGACGGAGTTGAACAAGCGTATGTTTACCCGCTACGCCGTGGGCTTGGCACAGTCGATATTGCGATTACGGCCGATAATGATGTACCAAATGATGATACGGTACGCCGCGCGCAAGAATACATCGACCAAGAGCGCCCGGTAACAGCAAAAGAAAGCAAAGTCGTTAAACCTGATGTGACAAAAGTCAATTTTAACATCCAAGTGAAAATCAGCGGTGTCGCATTAAATGACATTAAAACCGCTATTCGAAATGCGCTGACTGATTATTTTAACGGTTTGATTCCGGGCGATGATTTGATTGTGTCGCAATGCGAAGCCGTGGTGAGTGATTTAATCGGCGTGGTTGACCGCCGTTTTGTTACCCCGAATGCCAATCGCAAGGCGGATGTGATCAACAAAATTGAGTGGTTCCGCTTGGGCGAAATCAGCGTGACGGAGATGGGCTAATGCAACACGCCAACGTATTAAAACAGCTTTATCCGCCGGTGAGTTACAACATCAATGGCGAACACTTTATCGCACAGTGCGAAGTGGACGGTAACGCATTTGACCGCTTACAACAAAGCGCGGAAGAGGTATTAGCGGCAATTGAGCCAGCAACCTCAAATCAAATGTTAGCCGATTGGGAGCGTATTTGCGGGATTAAAACGGATTTAAGCAAATCTTATCAAGAGCGTGTTAAACGCGTCATTGTGCAGTTAAATGCCGTGGGTGGCTTGTCTATTCCGTACTTTACGCGCATTGCCGAAAGCATTGGTTATCAGATCCAAATTAAAGAGTTTTCGCCTTTACAAAATGACCTGCCTAATCCAGGCGACTTGGTGCAATTTCGCAACGAGCCGCGTGAGAGCTTGATTTATATGTGGCGGGTGACGGTGTTAAATGGTGACGACAATATTGTGTATTTCCGTGCGGGTAGTTCTTTTGCCGGTGATCACTTGGTTGAGTTTGGCGATCCGATTATTGAGGAGTTCTTCCGCGATTTAAAACCCGCTCACACATACTGTTACTTTGCATATCAATAGAGACCAAAAAAATGAAAACTTTACTACCCGAAATTGATTCCCCGGATAAACGCTTTCACGCCGGCAACCCAGCTACCGGCGAGCAAGGCACACGCGTGACAGACACGTGGCTAAATGACATGCAAGACCGCGTGCGCGACGTGCAAGCCGAAGCACATTATGTGTTGCAAAAAGCAGGGTTTACCCCAGTTGAAAATAAGCAAACTCAACTCTATGAGGCAATTGTCAAGATTATTGATGACAACCGCAAAAAAGCCTCTACAACGGCAAAAGGCGAGGTGCAACTCTATTCTGGGTACGATTCCGACTCGGAAGAGATGGCAGCCACACCGAAAGCGATTAAGTTACTCAAAGCATTTATCGATGCACTTACACACAATCTCACTAACTACATCCCTAATAGTAAAAAATCAAGCGCAATCGACAGCAACAGCGCTGACACCGTGGCGACCAGTGAGGCGGTTAAAAAGGCATACGACAAGGCAGAATCAAAATGGACGGCCCAACCCGCAACCGAAACCATCGCGGGTATTTTGCCGATCTCACACAAAAGCGACGGCACAGACAAAAACAAATTTGCATCCGAATTTGCCGTTGGCGAAGCGGCTAAAAAAGGATTGCCCGTTGGTGCAATCGTTGCGTTTCCGGCTGCAGTAAATCCCAACGGATTTTTACGCGCCAACGGCTCAACGTTTAACGCATCCGCGTTTCCGGATTTATACAAAGTACTCGGAAACTCGAACACATTGCCGGATTTAACGCGTAGTGACGTGGGAATGACGGCATATTTTGCAACCGACGCAATTCCTGCCGGATGGATTACGTTTGACGACATTGCGGCGCAAGTTACACAGCAACGCTATCCCGAGCTATATCGCCATTTATTCGCTAAATACGGCTCCATTTTGGCGGTGCCAAAAGCCGCAGATAGATTTATTCGTAATGCTGGGGCTGGATTGTCGGTTGGGCAAACGCAAGAAGACACAATTAAAACCCATAAAATTCAAGTGCCGGATAGTTCTTATCCGGGAAATAACATGGGGATTTTTCATTATGGCGAACGAGGGAATCTGAATGACCAAAATTACAACGAATTAACTTATAACGGCGGCGATGAAACCCGTCCGAAATCTCTCATACTCAAACTGTGTATTAAAGCGGTAAATAGTTTTGACGACGTGCAATTTTGGATTAAATCTCACGGCGAAGTTGTCAATATCGGCGCGTTAGATGCGGGACGGTTATCGCAAGGTTTGCAAGATAAAGCTGACCGCAATCATACGCACACAGTATCTGATATTGTTGATTTTAATAGTAGCGTGACGGAGTTGATTAAAAATGTCGTGCGCAAAACGTATCAACAAACAAAACAACATAAAAAGAAAATAAAAATCCGAGTAAAAAAAGGGCCAGGTTACGTTTATGAAGACGGAGAAGAAACAATTAATATTCAAACCGAAGGAACTATGACAGTTTACCCAAACGGGAAAATTGAACAAATTATTGCCTTTCGTAATTTTTCGCCGACATGGTTTGGCGCAGAAACAAACGACAACGCGTTACACATCCCTGTGCAATTATGGTCATCTATGCCGAATAAAGTGGATTACGTCACTGTGTTTTTAAACAAGACAAAATCTGGCACCCAATATGCAAGCGAAGCAACGGAATGGATTTTAGGTTGGGCTGAAGATATACAAGAGCAAATCAAAGATAAAGTCACAATTCGAGCAGTGCGTTGGACGGGAGGTCAAGATGAACCCGTAGATTTAATCATTAAAGTAGAGGGCTATTAAATATGTATTTGCTAAACATCATTGATAAAGACGGGCATTTTGAACTGATTGATAGCGATTTTATCGCGCTTTATAACATCGACAAATCAACGCTTATTGAGTTGACAGACACGCAATATGCGCATTATTTAACGCTCAATTCAGACGAAATCACATTTAAAGACGGCACGTTTCACGCCCGCTCGTTCCGCCCATCGGCGGCGCATGAATGGGATGGCAAAGCGTGGGTGATTTCACCTGAAAAAATGACTGCACTTTTGGCTGAAACTCAGAATCAACTTATTGCAAATATTGATTCTCATGCGGCCACGATATACAGCACATGGACACGATTTGAAAGTGAGTATCGTGAGCGCCAAGCCGCGGCAGAGGCGTACAAATCCTCAAATTATCAAGGCGAATGTAGCCGTTATATCACGGATTTTGCTCAACGTGCCGGGCTGGATAATAAAACAGCGACAAATCTTATTTTGACGCAAGCGGCAGGGCTCGAGAAACTGCAAGTCGAATTAGCAAATCAACGCATGCGCAAGTATGAGCTAAAACAACCCAATCTCACGCTTGAGCAAATGCAATCAATCCATGATGACATCATCAAACAAATGGATAACTTGATGGAGGCTTATAATAATGGATAAGGTTTATTTAGCACTTTACAAAGGTAAAAAAACAGGCCTGAAACCGACCGCACTTTTGGCGCGCTTTTCGGATTGGCTCACCCGTAAACTGACAAAAGGGCCTTACTCTCACTGCGAGATTGCTGTTGAGCGTATTGAGTACACATCAGGTCATCACTACGAGCATGAGCTCCATTATGACTGTTATTCTTCTTCCATCCGTGATGGCGGAGTGCGTTGTAAAGAGATTGATCTCGCCGAAAGAGATAAGTGGGATTTAGTCTTGTTAGAGGGTGTGAGCGAAGCCGAAGTTAAGTTTTATTTCAATGCTACAAAAGGGAGTAAATACGATTGGTGGGGGGCAATTGGCATTGTATTAGGTATCAAACAAAAACGCTCAAAATATTTTTGTAGCGAATGGTGTTTCAATGCAATTAAAGGTGGCGATCAGGGCTGGAGATTTAGCCCAAATCAACTCTCTGCAATGTATAAAAAATGAGGCGTTATGAGCAAAGAGATCTTAAATTTAAAAGCTCAACGCAATGCTGATTGCGAATATCAAATTGAGGTCGTCGAGGTGTTCAAAAATGCAACCGGAACGACAACAGAAGAGCCGGTAAACTGGAGTAGTTGTCGCTTTGATTTGCACATAAAAGCAAACAAGCATGACATCATCAAACTCTCAAGTAAAACGGGCGATATTAGCATCATCGGCAATGTACTCACGATTAAACTTTCGCACGACAAAACACGCGCTGCAACGTGGCGTACGGCCGACTATGATTTACAAGTCACTACACCGGACGGCAAAATCAAATACCCGTTTGGGGGGATTGTTGAGCTTGAGCATAATATAACAGAGACAACTGGCGGCACTGGATGAAAATCAAAGTAAGGTTGCGTCCGCAAACAACACACAAAGCAAAAATCCAGCCTTTTACGAACGAAACAAGAAGCATCGAAGTGGATAAATCAAAGCCGTTTATGCCGGCAATTATCCAAGTATTGCAAATCAAGGGTGTTCAGTCCGATGGCAATATTGCAAAACTGGCTGATGACATCGCGCAAATTAAGACAATAAAAGATATAAATCCTAATGATATTTTTAAAGTTAATAAGCAGGAGGTTGTATTAATTTATGAGCTAATCCCGGATATTTACACGGGCGTTAGCGGTAAGGACATCCCGTACCGTGGCTGGAGTATCACAAACTATGTGGATGTTCAGGGGTTTGATTATTTGAGTATGATTAACGGCTCAACATCATACTCTTGTTATTACGATGCCGACAAAATGCCTCTCGGCACAATGATATCTCAAACATACGACAAAGTGCCTGAAAGGGCAAAATATGTAAGGATTTCAAATGAATCTAGCGCATTGAGTAAGTTAGAGATCAAAGGTGGCAAGTTCGTTGTTGTCAACAAATGATGTCTCCGACATTAATGTCGGAGAGATAATTCAATAGCCCTTTAAACATAGTTTAAGGGGCTTTGAAATTTATTTTAAAAATTTTTTAAAAAGTGCTTGCTATATTATATTGTACAATATAATATAGACCCCGTAAGCAAGAGGGACGCCGCACCAAAGCTTACAATCAGATTCACAGCGGTAGGAGATATAAAAATGGCTAAATACACAATCAAACACATCTGCGGACACACTCAAGTCCATCAAATCTACGGCACCAATTCTCACGGCGAGCGCGACAGCAAACAGGCATGGTTAGCGACCTGTTTATGTGATGACTGTTATAAAGCGCAGCAACAAGCGGAGCGCGACGCAAAAAACGCTGAAAGCGCAAAAGCCAACGCCGAAGCGCACTTGCCAACCCTCACCGGCACACCTAAACAAATCGCATGGGCGGAAACCATCCGCGCCGAAAAAATTAAAAAATTAGACGAAATCTTAGAAAGAATTGAGGCGTTAAAAGCCAAGCGCACATTAACCGAAATCGAATTAGAACAAGACAAGAAACTACAAGCATTCGCCACTGCTTACAAAAATGAGGACAGTGCGGCAAGATGGATTGATTTAAGAGATCGCAGCGTCGAATCTCTTTTAAATGAGTGTATCAAATAATAACGCCACGCCCCGGGCTAACGGGGCAGGAGGATAAAATGAAAAAATCAGCAAGAACACCGAGCTTTGGTTTACATAACTCAACGGATAAATGGGTATTAATCGTTGATGACTATTTTGGCTACTTTGATACCCAAGAAGAACGTGATTTTTATCACAAAAAAGCAAGCGATCAGTTTGTGCTATACCACGGTTGCTTAAATAAATTAGAGCCAAATGAGTCGGTTAAATACAATATTGACGGTGAACCATCAGAAGATATCGCAAACTATCAGCCAATCGACATTATCAACTACATTAACACAAAGCAAAAACGCACCAAGGTGCGCTTAGACCGCAAGCGGGGTGACAAATTAGCACGTAATAATCTGCCGGTAAGATTTACATATTACAAGCGTAGAGATGTTGATTTATTTGATTTTGACAACCTAGACTTACGACCATCGCATGAGATTTGGCGGTCAACGGTACATGGCGTAGATTTTGAAAAATACAATTATGATGAGGACTAAAAATGGCAGAAAAGTATATTTGGCATGTTACAACAACGACCGGGCACGCACGCAAAAGCCCGCGCTCGGAAATCTCCGCAGATACGACCGCACTTTTAAGACCATGGGTTGAGGATATGATTAAAGGCGAGTTGCGGGGCATTATGGACACGCACTACTCTTGCCGGTGTGAGCAATACAGCAGCAAGATGATTGAGTTTGTCATCAGTCGATTAAGCGACGACTTCAAACAAACAGACCTGGTGCGCTTCGTTGTATGTAATCATTCACGCCGCAAAAAGGTGGCATGGGCTTGGGTTGGTGGTGTGGGTGATGCCCCCGAGGTGCCGTTTTGTGCGGCACAGCTATTAACTGACAACGTTATCCCCGAGGACTTTAGTTATATTCCTGTTTTTGCCGATTTCGAGCGCTGTATAGCGTGGACTTGGTTAGATATGATGCAAAACCAGAAGGAGTCAAAATGAGCTATCAAAAGTTACCCGACAGCACTAAAAACATCATCAGCAAAAATTCTAACGATTACAACAAAGCTAACTACAAACAGATCAAGTTTACAGTACGGCCCGAGATTGCTGATAAATTTGAGGCTTTATGCAAAGAGGCTGGAGTTTCAAGGGCTGAGATGTTTAGACGACTCGTAATTGGGGATGCATAA